TGAGTCGGACTTATATCAGCGATCAAATCGCTTAAATCCTCCCTGATCCCCTTGGCAGAATAAGTTTGGAACGTATTTGTTAACGGATTTGCCATTGTTCTGTTCTAGTTCCTTATAGTTATTCCGTAAGCATAGCCCCAAGTAACGCTGCTGCATCGTCCACTTTACCAGTTTCCTTCAGCTTCGCTCTCTGATCTCTCTGCTTACGGCCACGCATCTGTCGGCTCATTTGTTTGCCACCAGATTTTGCGTTTTTAATTTTAGATTTAGCTGATTTGACTTTCTCGCCATTCGCAAGTTGGTTGTATCTCCACGCATCACGCAACGCTATTAACGCCCGGTGATCGTAAATTTCATTCAGCTCACTATCGGTAAAACCGAGTTGCTTGCCGTATTCTAACAACTGTCTCTGCTCATTAGCCTGAACTTCAGAATCGGCCCATTCAGGTATTTTCTCCAACACCAGAGTGCGTTCAGTATTCAATCTATTCTCCAGGTCTTGTTCTTGTTGCTGATTCAAGACTTGTTGCATCCTAGATTGTTCCTCTCGTACAGCTTGGATCTGTGCTTGCCGATCTCGCTCAAGTTGTTTGAGCTTCAACCATTGAACGGGGTTCTCCCTTTCCAAGCGGTCCCAATCAAGGTCCGGTTTCGCAGCAGCTTCCATCTGTTGTTGAAGTTGCTGAAGCACAGTCGAATATGACTCACGCTCCTGCTGAACAGCCACTGCATTAGCCTCAAATTCTCTACGTTCATCAGCTAATGCTTGGCTCTTCTGTGTAAATGACGATCCTCGTTGGTAGCCTGAGATGAGTTCATCCAGTGGTACTTGCATCTCTTTGCCGTCTACTATTACTCGGTAGGATGCACTATCACTTTCTAATTGTTCTTCATCAGACCCATCGTAATCTTCATCTACTTCTTCTGAGTCTTCGTAAGACTCAGCTTCGATGGCCTCTTCTTCGGTGCCATCTTCTAGCTCAGAGTCAGAGTGCTGCTCCTCTTCTTGAGGTTCTGCGTATTCTCCTCTGAGCATTGCGGTGAGACTATCTTGTATCTCACCTGTGGTTCGTCTGCGAGGACGCTCACTCCCATAAGCCTCATGGTCTAAGACCTCTGGCTCACTTGGGTTGGTGACAGTTTGTTCGCTCACGATTTCCTTCCTCTTTTAGATTTTGAAACATTGCGAGATTGCTCCATAGCCCAATCTCCTACCAGGGTACGGAGTCCTCGCACGATCTCATCAAGGCCCTTGCCTTGCATATATAAATTCTCTCTGACACTGCTTTCATTTAACTCAGTAAGCGTCCATTGTGCAACTATATTTTCTCTCACCCTTTCTAAGACTTCAAGAAACACTGGGTCTGCAAGAATTTCTTTTGCCCTTCGACCCTTCTGCTCTGCTGATAGATTACTCACCTTGTGTTTCTGCCTTTATTGCTCCTCGCACCATTTCCAGTTCTAAGTCATCTTGAAACTTTTTCTCTCGCAATGCTAAATCGCCAGCTATTCTTGTGGTTTCACGCTCGTTAAGCATTTGAGCTTTCGCAGCGTCTAGTTGTAATTTTTCCTGGTCGATAGCAGTACGAGCTTGTATGTCTACCATCTGCACTTCTGCCAACTGTTCTTCTGGTGTTGGTTTCGGTGGTGGTGGTGGTGGTGGTTGATAATCGATAGGTAGCGGATTAAAGAACTGGTTAGAATCTTTGAACCCATTGATCTCTAACATCTTAGCCAATGTATTTCTAATTTGACCTAATCCTACCAATGGATTGCTTGGACCCATCTGCTGCATAATCTCTTGCTGTTTTGCAGCAACCTGGCTCAATGTCGCAAGTCTTTCATCGGTCATACCAGAGCCAAGTCCAACATTCGTAGACACATCCATCGTAGCGTCCCACACCCTTGGGTCTACTGGAGTCCATTGATTACGGAGCCTAACCATTCGTTCCTGATCTTGATGTTCAATAATGAGTCGTAGCAAGCCTTTGAACAATGGTTTGAATCCTGTCTCTGCAAATAAACGAGCAATCATTTCTAAGCGTTGTTCTGCACCACGAATCGTAGCACTGACGGCTGCTCTCGTTGTAGATTGTAGTACGTCTGGGTCCAGTCCCTGTGATGCACCCGTCACCCCCGTTCTTGATTCTTTCATGCCATCAAGATATTCCATCATTGGAAATGCTTCCCTGCCGAGGAAGGGTACATTCAACTGCTGTACCATACCTGGAGCTCGCATCCTAATGATCGAACCAACTTCGGGATTTAAGACATCATCAATATCGACCTGGCCCTCTACTACTCCAGTTCGTGGATACAGTGCAAATGACAAGCTATCAAGCATACCTCTAAGCACTGCTGATTTTACACGTTGAATATCCTTAGTCATGTCTGCAACATCAGAACCAAAGAACACATGAGGTTCTGGATCACAGGAAAATACAGCGAATGGAATACTATCAACCGGTTCATTGTTTACCAAATGATAGTTCGATCCCACTGTACAGACACGCCTC